CGCGGCAACCCCATCATGAAGCTGGCGTCGGCGGAGGATTGCCGCATGTTCCCGCTGCGGCGCCGGGTGATCTGGACGGACACCTGCATCCTGAAGGACGGGACCTCTCCCTACCTGCACGGCCGCGTCCCGCTGGTTCAGCTTCGCTTTGACGATTACCCTTGGGACTTCCTCGGAACCAGCATCGTCCACGACACATGGCGGATTCAGAAGGCCACGAATCAGATCTGGCGCGCCATCATCGACAGCGTGCTGGTACGGTTGCAACCACCCCTCAAGTACGACTCGAACGTCATCGACCCGAAAGCGATGGCGCGGATAAACACGCGCATCCCGGCGCAGACCATCGAAGCCAGCATCGGGATGGGCAACCCCGTCGAGCCGCTCCTGCCCGTGCAGTTCTGGGACGTTCCGCCGTGGATTCTCCAGGTACTCCAGGCGCTCAACGACCAACTCGACCAACTCAGCGTGGTGAAGGATCTGATGGCGGTTGCCAAGGCAAAGCAAGTCCCAAGCGCGGACAGCATCGAGAAGATTCTGGAGTCGGCCGGTCCGGTCGTGCAGGACATCGCCCGCGGCGGAGAGAAGGCGACATGCGAGTTCGACCAGTTGTTCTACCCGCTGGCGCTTCAATTCTGGGACGCGAACAAGGTCTTCCACATCCTCGGAGAGGACGGCGCGCTCAAAGAGACAATCGACTTCGATCCGGGCAACCTGATTCCGTCTCACCTTCCAGGCGAGGACCAGTCGAACGTTTCGCAGTACGACAAGTGGGAGCGGGCGCGCTGGGCTCTGGAGCAGATGTCGTACCACATCGAGCCGTTCAGCCAGGCGCAGGTTTCCCGCATCGGCCGGAACCTGATCCTGATGCAGCTCTGGAAAGCGCAACTCCCCATCGGGCCGTGGACGCTGATGAAGAACATGGGCCTGGACCCCGGAGAGGCGAAGTACAATGGCGAAGTGGCCAAGAATCAAGTCGAGGAGTTCATCCTGTGGAAGCAAATGAGCGCCGACATCGCGCAACAGATGCAGAGCCAGATGGGCGGAGGCAACCAGAAGGGAAGGCCGCCAACGAACGCTGCTCCGCCGCAGATCAAAACGAAAGACCAGGGCATGCGCTCCACGATCGCCACAAGCCGTTAATGCTGCCGAACGAGCAGGAGCCGCATGTGCGCAAGTGGATTCTGCGCGATGCGCTGACCGGACAATTGCGCGTGAATTTCAGCCAGGGCCGCGCGGCTGGCGGAGTGCAGTGGATTGAAGCGGCAGGAAAAAGCTTGACGCGGCTGTAGGATTGTGCTTTTGTTGAAACAGATAGACGCAGAGCGTACTCGATAGCTTGACACCAAACTATGGGCGCTTCCGTTCTCCAGGACGGAAGCGCCTTTCTGCGTTTAGGAGATTGAAGGAAAGGAGATCAACCCAAATGTTCGACAACGTAGAAGTGGCGAACCGCCGGAAAAAGGGCGGGCGGAAGCGCGGCGCAAAGAAGTAGCGGAACCGGCCTCGCGTAGAACGAGCGCTCCCTTTGGGGCACTCCCCTCGCAGAGCTTGGGTAGGCGCGGGGCGGGATGAGCACCGCCCCTTTCTCGTGTCTAAAGGTGTTGCATGAAGAAAACGAAAAAGAACTCGAAGCTGAACTCCGCCATGCGCCCGATGCGTAAGGGTGGAAAGAAGTAGTCGCATGACCACGCCCCAGTCCTTCCAGTCTCCTGGACTGTCTGAGCCATCGCCGCCCGGAAACGACATGGCGCCGTACTCGGCCATGATGGGCATCCAGCAGCAAAACCCCGGCCAAAACAACGCAGAGCAGATGCGCCGCCAGCAGATCGAATCCGTTGGGATGCAGATCCGCCAGTTGACGTCGGAGTTGGACTCGATTGCAAAACAGTTCCCGGTCGCCGCGCAAGAGGTGCTTGCGATGAAATCGGGGCTGACGAAGGTGTTGGTTAAGATCGTGGGTTCGTCCGCGCCGGAAAGCCAACCCTCGACCGGAGCATTGGGTTAGGCGCAGTCTGGTGGAATCCGCAGCCCGAAAGGGAAGGAACACAGAACGAAATGCCATTTGAACAACTTGCGAAAGACCTCACAGCCGCCGGCGTCTCGCAGGCCGCCGCGGAAGAGATCCTCAAGAACGAGCAGGCCGCCGCTGCCCTAAACGGGTGGCGCGAAGGTGGTCTGCGACAGAGCGACTACGACAGGAAGATGAACAGCGGGAAGGCTGAGATCGAGGCGAGCAGAACGGCGCTGGCCGAAGAGAAGGCCAGGCTGGAGGCCGACCGCGCCCGCATCAACGAGCAGTACCTCTCCGCGCTTCAGGACCGCGAGAAGGCCGCAACGCAACTCGCCACCGTGCGAGCCAAGGCGAAGACCGTGAGCGACACCTACGGAATCGAGATCGACAAGGAACTCTTCGGCGGCGAGCAGCCGGAGCCCGTGAAGCCCAAGCCGGCGGCGGAAGCATCCGGCGTCCCGGCCGACGTGGATCGGCGGCTGCAGACCGTCGAAGACCTCTTTCGGAACAACTTTGAGTTCCAGGCGCAGATGCTCGACATCATGATGGAGCACGCGCAGCTCTTCCCAGAAAAGCCTCTCGTCGTCAAGGAACTGCTCGACGACGCGATGAAACAGCGGCGCACGCCCAAGGCCGTCTGGGACGACAAGTTCGGCGCGACGGCCAAGCGGCAGGATCTGCACGACGAAAAGATCCGTCTCGAAGGCGCGGCGGCAGAGCGCGCCAAGTGGGAAAAGAAGATCAGCGAGGGCGCGGTCAACCCGCTGCGCATGGACGTTCCGGCCAGCGCGATCTTTGGACTCGGAGCGAACAAGTTGGCACAGGGTCCGCGCGACCGCGGAACGCGGGCGGCGGAAGCGATTCAGCGGGCGACCAATGCGCTGGTGGCCCACAAGTATGCGCCGGGTCAAACCGGCGTCGAGCGTTAACCCGCCGGGCTGGCTGAGAAGCTCGTCCAGGCAAGAATAAGGAACTCCAATGGCATACGATCCGGCCCTTGACGAGCTAAGTGCGACCACGTTATTCGAGCTATATCCTGGCGTAGTGCAGGATAATTTTTTCAACGATGTCGCATTTCTCGCTTACATCCGAGACCATTGTCTTGCCACCTTCGGCGGCGGCTCGACGATGCAACAGACCTTCCTGTACGCTCCGCTCATCACGAACTCGTACGGGATCGGCTCGCAGTTCAACCTGGACAAGGTTCAGACGATCGCAGGGACGCGCTTCGACCCGAAGTACTACGTCTCCATCTACCCCGAGTACATGGAGAACATCGACGTGCTGAACGTCGGGCCGAACGCGGTCTTTTCGCTGCTCAACCTGAACCTGGCGAACATGATGAACTCGATCTGCGCGGACGTGGCAATCGCCATGTCGCTGCACGGGCAGCCGACGACGGCGGGGATCACGGGCAACCGTCCCTACGACATCAACGGCTGGATCGAGGCGATGAACGACGGCATCACGCCGGGCTGGGAAGGCAGCGTGTTCCCGTCCTACGGCGGCCAACTCCGCAACGGGGCCGTGGGCTCCGCGCTGAACTCGATTCCAAAGTACTGCGGCGACTCGACAACGGCTGCCGGCCAGACCTCGGCGGCAGGCGCCCTGACGTACAGCATCCTTGAGGAAGGGTACTGGGACGCCAGCGTGGGCCGCGAGCGGCCGAACCTCGGCGTCTGCTCGAAGCGCTGCTACGCGTACATCAAAGAGAAAATCCAGCCTCTCCAGCGCGGCAACCTGGAGAACGCGGCCGACGCCATTTGGGGCGTCACGGGCATCAAGATGAACGACGCAATCATCTTCCCCGACGACTACTTCCCCAGCGCCGCCTACGGCAAAAACGACTCGATGCTCGGGAACTACCTGACCAGCACGTTCACCGTGCCGGCCGGGTTCAGCGCGCTTTCCGGCCTGCCGGTCGCAACAGCGGTCGCCACGGTCGGCGAAGTGTTCTGCTGGTTCAACACGTCGAAGTGGCAGTTCCGGCTCAGCGCCAGCCCGCGCTATCAGTTCGGCTTCTGGGGGTTCTATCCCGCAGCCGACAGCACCAAGGTCGTGGCGAGAACACACGCGGCGGCGAACCTGGTTTGTTTGAGCCCCCGGCACAACAAGCAGTTCTACGGCATCAACGCCTGAGTAAGTCCTTTAGAATCAACAAGATACTGACGAATCTTGTTAACCTGAAACGCACTAACGGAACGGGGCCTTGCAGGAGCGAGGTCCTACTCAAAAGGGGAGATCACACATGCCGAATCGAGTCGAGCAGGCAATCGTCCGGACGACTTTTCCGGAACTGAACAAAATCAACGATCCGTATCCTGGCGCAAGCAACCAGACCATCACGGCGGCGAACATCTACGCTGCCCAGCTTGGGATGCGCGTCTGGCTGGACGGAAACCCCGGCGGCGTGAAGTACGACTCCACGGTCGGGACGCTGTACGGCGGGTGCTTCCAGTACGTGCAGTGCAAGACTGCCATGTCGGCCACGCCGGCAGTCGGCAAGATTGCCGTCTGGTCGGACCTGGAGAAGTACATTGTCACGAGCGACATCACGGCCGCCAACGTCGGCAAGATCGCTGGCGTGTGGCTGGCAGCGGTGACGGCCGCGTACTACGGCTGGATTCAGACCAAGGGCAAGGCGACGGTGTTGTTCACGACCCTGACGGCATCTCCGGTCGATGGCGACCTGATCGTGATCGACGTGAGCACCTCGCGCGGGACGAACGTGCTCGACGCTACCTCGGTCACCGGACTCATTCTGAAGTCGGCTATCGGCGTGGCCCTCGGCTTGCCGACCGCTTCGACCACCAATACCGTCCTGCTGCGGGCGCTGCCCGACGTGGTGTAAGGAGCCATTCATGCCCATCAGCGTATGGCACAAGAAACTCGCCGCGCCGGGGGACGTCCCGCGCGGTATTCTCGACTGGAAAGGGCCGACGAGCTACACAGTCGTCACGCCCGGCACCACTCCGACCGGCGGTGACCAGATCCCGGCCTCGCTCCTGGGGGTCAACCAGATCCTCCTGGTGCTCGGGCAGGGAAGCCAGACCGGCTACTTCCGCGTCGTGCCGATCCGGCTGTCCAACACCAAATGGACGTTGCAGTGGATCGCCATGTACACCGGGACGGTCGGCGGGCAGTCCCAGACCATCAACACGCAAGCCGTGGCGGCCTCTGACCTGTCCGGGCAGATCGTGCGCCTGGAAGTTGTCACGCTGTCTGCGTAAGCGCGAAGGAGCCGCATGAGCACCTTGGCGACACTCGCGGCGGAAATCAAGTCCTGGCATCCGGATCTTGAGACGTTGGCGTGCCTTCCGCTCGTCCAGCGTGCTTATCAGGACGTGCGCAATGCCCGCGAGTGGTCGTTCCTCAAAAAGACC